TGGCTGGTCAATTAAAACAAAAATCGTCGATCAAATGACTGACGAAAATATTATAACCATGAAAGCCATTGTTAAAGATGAACAAGGAAGAACGCGCGCCGTTGGTCATGCGAAAGAGATTAAAGGCGACAAGGGAATTAATAGCACAAGCCACATCGAGAACTGCGAAACCTCTGCTATTGGTCGAGTGTTAGCGTGTCTAGGTTTAGGCGGCACAGAGTTTGCTAGTGCAGAAGAAATAGCGGCGGCCTTGATTCAACAGAAAGAACAGGAAGAAGTTGGTGAAACGGAATACCGAAAGGCTGAAAAGGAGTTTTATAAACTCGTAAAGTACGACGAAAAAACCGGAGAGTTAAAGGGGACGATTATTGAGGTTAAAGAGGCGATAGAAACAATAAGTGCAAAACATCCCCCGAACGTCGTGAAGAAAATGAGCATGACTTTTGAGCATTTTGAAGATGCTTTGGCAGAAATAGATGCAGTCTGAAAAGCGTCTTGAGAATGAGTATCAACAAGACCCGCAAACCTCTCCCGAAAGGATTGGTAACTTTACCGCGAGTGTTCTCCATGCAGCCGTCAAGAAAGGAGTTAATAAAAAATACAACAAGATAGGGCGACAGACGTTATTAGATATAAAAGGCGCAGAGCTTGATACAGGAGTAATTGAGGACGGCGGTAGTTCTCGATGGATGGATGATGGTGTTATTAGTGAGCCGATTGCGAAACAAGTTTGGCAAGAATTAACAGGCAGAAATATTATTGACGTACCGCCTTACGAGCATAAAACGATTAGTTTTTTCGCAGCAAGTCCAGATGGAGTGTTAGAAGATGACCCCTCATGTCTTGTTGAAATTAAATCACCGAAAGCAAAAGAACACAGAAGGACAATCCGCACAGGCCAGATCAAAGAGGAATACATCACGCAGATGTTGGCTCAAATCTCTTGTATGTGGCATCAGGGCGCTCGGAAGTGTTTGTTTATTTCTTATCACAAACGATATACACCGCCGATTCATGTCATCGAATTTAAGCCAACAAAGAAAATGATTACAGATTTAGAGGCCGAAGTTATAAAACTTAGCAGAGAATTAGTTAAAGACAATTTACAAGTGAGGAAAAACCAATGGCATCCAGAGGCGTTAACAAAGTAATTTTAGTGGGAAATGTCGGAAACGATCCTGAGTGCCGCGAAGGTGGTAGTGGTGCAATCGCCAATCTATCGGTCGCCACTAGCGACACATGGAAAGATAAAAATACGGGAGAGCAGCAAGAACGCACTGAATGGCACCGCGTAGTTTTCTTTAACCGACTCGCGGAAGTTGTTAGAGACTATGTGAAGAAAGGTACAAAAGTTTACTTGGAAGGTCGATTGCAAACACGATCCTATGAGCAAGATGGCGTTCAGAAGTATTCGACTGAGATTGTGGCTAATGAGATGCAAATGCTAGACAGTAAGAACGGGGCGGCGCCAGAGGCTTCAAAGCCTAGTTACCCGCAGGGTAAGAAGCCAAAGATAATTACCCCAATTAAACAAAATGGTTAACGCAGGTGCGCCTGGGCATCAGCGGATTCCCACTCCCCCTCGCGGGGCGTTTATAAATAGGTGTGCGACGGTTGGTTCCCGTTGTACATCATCCCAGGCAAATACAATGAACGATGAACAGAAAGGTGACAAAGCTCGAAGAATGGACATTTTAAAGGCACAAGCAGAGTTAACGCCTTATGTAGTTTTTATACCTGAGAGTTGTCTATGTCCTCATTGCGGCTTTGATTTTGTTGATTATCCGAAAGCCTATGAAGAATGGGTCACGGGCTGCCCTAGTTGCCACAGGAGTTATTGCGAATGAAAGAAATAGAGTTTTGTAAATCGGTTACTGAAAAACCAAGGAGAGGTTCAATGAGAGGCGCATGGCCTGAAAATCATCCTTTGCTTGTTGCAATAAAAAACCTGACACCGGACAGCGATGAATGTGTTGAGACCGACTACATGACAAATTCTGACATGAGTGGTTTGTACCGACGAATAAAAGAAGTATTGCCAAAACAATACAGAATGACTTTTAGAAGTGTTGGCCCTCGTCAAGAACATGGATTGGCGGAACGCAATAAACCCAAAAAGCGCATCTTTTGGGTAGAGACAAAAAAAGAATCTAAGGAATTTGAGGAAGGATTTGAGTCAAGAAAAACAAAATTAAAGTTATGTTAAAAGGGGTCGTTGCGTGAAAGTAATAGAAAGCACTGAGTACGACAAGTTTAAAATTTTAAACGGTAATCGAACGATAAGAGAGTCTCATGTTAATAAATTAATTGAGTCAATGACTGAGCAGTATATCCCAGTACCTATTATAGTTAACGAATTGCATTACATCATCGACGGTCAGCATCGAATGGAGGCCTGTAAAGAATTAGGTATTCCGTTTCACTATGTCGAGATAAGAGGCCTTACATTAGCAGACGTTCAAAGACTTAACTCCAATAATAAGAAATGGTCATTAGACGATCATATGATGTCTTTTATTGATCTTGGCAACACTAACTATGTCGCTTATAAGGCTTTCATTGACACTTATAAGTTCGCCCATGAGCCAAGTTGGTTATTGCTTAAAGGACTGCATCGAGACGGCACCAGGAAAGAATTTAAAAATGGCAAGTTCACTCTATCCCATAGAGAGATAAAACAAGGCGGCATTTACGCTCAACAGATTAACGAAATCCTAGAATATTTTGAGGAAGATGACATCGTACACGCAAAAAAGAAGGCCTCAGTAATCGCATTTGTGAAGGCTTTTTTTAATGATAAATACTCTCAGCCTTCAATGCTGCGTAAACTAAAGCAAGCCAAGAAAAAGCTAGAGGCAAAGAGAATCACACAAGACTACACGCGACAACTTGAAGAAGTTTATTTTTACAAAGTCCCGGTGAGCAAGCAATTTAGACTCGACGTAGAAGGCCCGCCAGGATTATTTTAATGCAATGGCAAAATAAAACAAAAGTAGCAGAAGATATGGGGATTAGTGTAAGAACCTTAGAGGGATGGTTGCACAAAAAGCTGGACAAGGGTGTACACTGGCAAACAGTGGGACACAAAACTCTAATAAACGTGGGAAAATTGAACCAATGGCTAAATTCACAGGCGTCAGAACTCAGCGCGGCTCAACAAGAATAACTATAATTTTCGGTACTCGCAAAAAGACTTTTCAATTTAAACGAGACGATTCGATAGAAACCCAGAAGGAAGCTAGTCAACTCCGCAAGGAGATTTACAGCGACCTGGCAGACGGCTCCGTTTCTTTTCATAAAATCCAAGAAACTTATTTTGGCAAGGTTATCAATAAGGCGCCGCGAGGGAGTGGCACTCTCCATGATGTCCTTGAAAATTGGATCGAATACTGCAAACCGTACCGAAACAAGCGTAAGGGATATAAGGGAAAGACTTTAAATTTAATTAAACAAACAATCGAAAATAAGTTTATTCCCGAACTAGGCCGTAAGCGGTTAAAAAATATTACCTATCAAGACCTTTTCGACTATTACCACTCTCCAGAGTTTGCTCACCTCGACCCAAAAAGTTTCCAGAATTGGAATGGCTACCTAGCAAGGATGTTCAAACACGCATTTATCCATATGAATATAAAATGTGCGCCCTTTCCCACGGACAACATGATCTATCCAGAAGCTAGGATAGACCCGGCTTTAAAAGTTATATTCCCTTATGCGCCGGAAGAAGTTGAAGCATTAATTAAATATATCATCGAGCATTTTTCTATCGACATACAGCTATACTTTGTCCTATTTCGCGGATTAGGTATAAGGCCTTGCGAATCACTTGCGTTAGAAGAAACAGATATTGAAGGCGACTATATCCATGTTACTAAAGGCATGGTCGAAAATGAGATAGTGCCGCCTAAGAATTGGAAGTCCAGAGAGGTCTATGTACAACCTCAAGTGATGGAAGTCTTGCAAAAATATCTAGCTATTAAGAAGAAATACAATCCTGTGTTTAACCGGAATGTTACGAAAATAGAAAAGAAGGCTATACCTTTGTTCCAGGCAGGTAAAACCCGCTACTTATTTGAGAACGGACAACGCAAGCATCACGTTAATATGAGGCGGTTTAATCGAGCTTGGACGGAAGCTCACCACGCAGTAAGGCTAGATAAAGCGACTGCTGAAAAGCTCTATATCACCAACAAAAGAGAACTGTTAGCTCTCGATGCCGAGGCGTTAGCCAACGATGAGCGCCTTACTCCTTATCTAAAGCAGCAAATCCCACAGAGAGACGCCTATAAACTCAGGCACACTCGCGCTAGTGAATTAATTAGCAGCGGTGCCGCCGACGAAGGCCCTTTTGAACTCGGACATGACCCCAAGATGTTCTTTGATATTTATGCAAAACAAATACAGGCATATAAGAAAAAAGAGCATGAATCAGAGCGCAGAAAGAAGCTCACTTCTGTGGTCAAAATATCATAAACGCGAACGCAAAACGCGAACATTTGCATTTTTGAAATTTTAAGTTGTTGATTTAATTAGATATTTGGTCTAAAAGTTGCCGGGATGAAAATCAACGATCGTGTGCTCTGTGAGTAGCTGTGAGTAAGTAAAGTATTAGCAAAACCAATAACTTAGCTAAAAACTTACTCAGAGAAACTCGCAGCAACTCATAAAAACGCGAACGCAAAACGCGAACGCTTTGCGCTATTTTTAACTTTTATTTATAATGCGCGGCGATGTTGTAACGTCCCGTTCGTCTAGAGGCCTAGGACACTGGGTTTTCATCCCAGCAACAGGGGTTCGAAACCCCTACGGGACGCCAATATCATTGTTGTTCTTCTTCGCCTCTCAGTAAGTTTAGTGTCGCGGCGCCAGTAACACCAGGGCGTACTCTTGGTTTTATTGTTTCTTTTGCTGTAGCAATGACACCTTTTTTATAAGCCTCCACTACTTTCTCGGCTCCCGTTATGTCAGCAGTGTCAAACAACGCATTAAACAAATCTTTATCTGCTACAGCGTCAGCAATTATTTTTGCAGGAGGGTTTTCGATCCCGGCCTCAAACATATCTTTTAAGGTTGCCGAAACAATAGCCGCTGTCTGTAAGGAGCCACCAGGAGACATCGTGCTTGCCCCTCCAACCCTCGCACCAATAACTCTTGCACCAGTAGCTAAAATTTGACTTGCTAGATTATCTACACCTACGCCCTCTGGTAATTTCTGTGCGCCTTGAGCTAGAGTGACACGCCTCGCGGTTGCTCTTATCCTACCCCAACGTGCTTGTTCTGCCGGGGTAAATAACATTGATAAAGTTGTTCTTACTCCTTTTTGTTTAAACATTTCGTCAAGCGTACCGCCGTCAACAAATCTTTGACCTAAGACGCCTAAAGAGCCGGATCGCTTGCCTGTTTGAGCCACACCTAAAACGTGTTCAGCCCAAGCCTGTTTAAGCCCCTCTTTCGCTCTGCCTGTTTGATCTCTCCTTGTTAGCCTTATTAACCTTGCCATTTCTGCACCTGGCTCTGCTGATCGCAAAACATCCCTGATTGCCTCTGGCGCGGGTTTACTGGCAAAGACAGTAGCGGCATTGATATAAGGTTCAAAAATCCTTTGCTCACGGGCTTCCCTTACAGGCCCTAGATTTTTTGTTTCAATCGCTCTTTGTATCTCTTGCTTAAAATCTGGCATATCATCGAGCAATCGCTTATTGCTTTTCATAAATCTTTCTGCTGCGGCCAAATCAAAACCATCATCAGAAAAATAGTTGTATCTAAAATAATCTTTTACAGCGTCACGCATAGCAACATCGTCTTTTACCGCTGTCATCAAATTATTAAAATTTTCTCTGTTATTTTTTGCGCCAGAAAACAAAAAGTCTAATACTTGTGTTTCTTCTACTTTTCTCTGACCTTTTGTAGTCCTCTCAAAAACTGCTTCAATGCTTGGCTTACTCCAAGTCTCATGGAAGGCCTTTGAATAATTTACTGCGTCAACAATGGCGGCACCTGCGCCGTCAGAAATTTCATCGACTGAAAGTAAAAGATCGTCATTAATGGCTTCGGCTAACTCGTCAGCGATTCTTGCTCTGTTTAGATTTTGTTCACCAAAGGGGGAACGGTCTAGCCTCGCGCTGCGTCTTAACTCACTAATCAAATCTCTAGCTTCTTGAATCGTTGCTGTTTTTCCTAGTCGCGTTGTCCCTTTCTTTTTCCCATATTTAAACTTAGCTAACCAACCCGCCGCGAAAGGCATATCTGCTTTTTTTACCTTAGTCAGTTGATTTTCAAGTTGCTCATACGCTTTAGTGAAGTTATTTGTTGGAACCTTTACATCGTCAGGTATATCTTGCCAAAGTTGTTTTTCAGTATCCCTAGCCGCTTTTCTATATGATTCAAGTTTTGACGCAGCGATGACGTTCGCTTGCTTTTCACTTTGGACGTTACGAAACCCACTTAGCGTTTCTTCAATGTCTGCTGCTGCCTGACTTACTCTAGTTTCCATTAATTCTTGATAATATCTGGCCCTGCCGTCGAGAAAAACACGCAAACCTTCGGCATCTCCAAATTGTGCAGCTTGAACTACATCATCGTTTAACTGACGCAGAACGTCGGCTCTTTGTTGCAAAAGGTAGCCATCTTTCGCGGAATCCATGACGGCTTTCTCAATGTTTAAAAGCATTGGTTCGGCTGTCCTCATTGCAAAAGGCATTATTTCTTCTGATCTTTCTAGTATTGGCTCATCCAAGTTTGCCGCAATACGAGCCGTAGCTTCTTCCTCAGTCAGTCCGGCCCTTTGAAACCTTGATCGTGCGGCGCCATACCTGGCTGTTGGAAGTGATGCTTGTCTAGCGCGGTCAAACCTCTCTTTAATTAAGTTACCAACCTTCATAACAGGACTGAAATTTAACGCAGCCTTACCCGCTTTCTTCGCGCCTCTTTTAGCTGTCTGACCTACGGCGCGACCTGTAGCAGAAACTAGCGCCCCACCTGTTTTAAGAGCTGCATCTGTACCCATACCTCCGGCAAATTCAGCGACAAAAGTGGCGACCGGGGAATTAGGAAACTGCTGCTCTGCATAAAATCCCGCCGTACCCGCACCCGCCCCGACAAGTCCCTCGGCAGTAAGCGTCCTTGTTGGTGCTGCTTTAAATGACTGTCCCATTTTATAAACAACATCCCGACCTTTTTGTAATAATGTTAGAGCTTCTTTCGTAGGAGCTTTTAGCTTTGAAGCAGGGAGTAAAAACGCCGCAGCGGTCGTGAATGATTCACCGCCCATGTGTCCGGCTCTTTCAGCTAAACTAGCATCAGGCCCAGGCCTTTCTCCGTATATCGGCACAGCGCCTTCTAAGAACGACATACCAAACTGTGCCAACGCCGGAGGCTGATCTGTGTTATTTCTCTGAGGCGACGGCTCTGTTTCCAAAGAATTCGCCCAGTTTAATATTTCATTTGCATCGGCCATTACTGACTCCTATCCGGCATTTTGCTTTCGATTATGTCTCTTATGTCTTGTGGCAAAGCGTCGATTTGGTCGGTCGTCATACCTTGTAATGTGCGTTGTATTGCCTCTGGCCGCGTAGTTTCCATAATTTGCGGATTCCGCAATTCATTGTCACTCAAAATCGAAGGGAAACCTAAACCTTGTACAGCCTTGTCTATTGCTTGTAATTGCTGATTGAGCATCGTTAGGTCTTTTTGGTCATAGGCTCCTGTATCAAGTGTATTTCGTATTGCAATAGATGAATTTCTTAAATTATTGTCCACAATTCTTGCTTTTGTTTCCCATTGGTCAACAGACTCTAATAATTTACCCGCCAGGCCTAAATCTTCTTGTATGAGCGTAATCATTTGATTGGTTAATCTTGACCCGATTTCGTCTCTGGCCGCACCAATAAGATCAAACATCCAATTATTAGCCGCTTGTTTAGCTGCCACTTCTGCTTCTGAAAAGTAATTTATCATTTCTGAAACGGCTGGAATCGGAACTTGACCAACCGTAGCAGCAAGCCCTCTCTGCGCCGAATTTCCAACGCCTGTTAAGTACGCTCTCTGGCTGTAAAGTGTCTCGCCAACATAAGAGGGAAGCGTAAACTCAGGAGCATTTAAATAAGTAAGCACACCAGGCGATTCCGCACCCGTCTGAGCGTCGGCGGCAGCTTGAAGCACATCAACTATGGCAATTCTGCCATCCTCTGTCGGTACGACTGTTAATTCTTTATCATTGACACGCTGCACGATAACTTTTGCAACGTCCTCAGTCATCTCAGGATTATTACCCATTAAAGTTCTTATGTTTCTCTGCGTGTCTGCTAAACCTCTTGAAGTGTCAGCAACATCTAGGAAACGACCCAGAGTTTGTTGATCTACTGCTCCGGCGTTGTCTGCTGCTATCTTCAATATAGGTAGATTAGGGTCGTTCGGGTTTTGCCCTGCTATCGTGTCATGCAAAGTTTGATAGGCTAGACCCATGCTTGTATCTTCAAGATTCTCTATTCCGTTTTGTTTTACTTCCTCTGCTAACTCAGCCGTTCTTAAAGCTATTATTTGTTGCTCTTGTCTGTTTTCTATAGCTTGCTGTGTAGCATCATTTTGAGCTTGTTGCTGTTCAAACTTAAAAATGCGCTCTTTTAATTCTGCCTCTGCTATTGCAGCGTTCTTTTCTCTGTAATGCTCTCTTAACATTTCGGCTCGACCAGGATCAATTCGCTCGATTAACGCTACAGCTTGCCTCTGACCTGCTTCTGTATTGGTGTTAATGTTCTTTAGCTGGTCGGCTAGTTTCTCTCCTGGTAGCTGAAAAGCGGATAGACCTGCATCCCTCGCGGTCGTTCTTACGTTTTCCGTTATTCCTGGGAGTGACCCTGCTATACCACTAGCTAGTGCCGCAAAAGGGCCTCCTGTTTGTGCTACCCGCTGTTGTGCTAATAGGCTTGCTTCCTCTACCTTACGGCGCCGCGAAAGTGGTGTCTCGATAATGTCGTCAAACGCTAAACTGATGTCTTGAAATCGCGCCATTATCTACTCCTCCCGCCTAATCCAAACCGATTTAACGCTGAATTAGGATCGAATTGTATGCCGCCAGGCGTTATCTGGAATATCGAGCCATTACCTGACCCGCTTCCGGCTTGTGCTGCGGCAACGTCCCCGGCTGATTGCTGCTCAGAAATAAGCAAGCCAAACAAACTATTAAGCGCCTCTCTGCGTAAGTCTGTGGCTAATTGCTCTGCGTTCATGTCGTAATCTAACGCTGCGGCGCCTAACTCGGTCGCATAACCACCTAATTGACGACCTGAGAGGTTAGCTAACATTGCCGCATCTAGACTCGGTGCTGTCGCGTCAATCATTGCCTCTTGCGGTCTATAAGATTTCTCTATGAATAAGTCGGCTAATCGACCGCCAAGCTCTTTTTCTGTGACTTGTTGCTGTAATGCTTGCAAGGTTCTATTTGAAATTTCGCTGGCATCTTGTCTAGCAAGTCCCATCGCGCTAATTGCGTCGGCTGATCTTTGTTCTTCCATCGCTTTTGCCAGGGCAAATTGTTCAGGAGAGCCGCCATAAGCGTCTGTTTGTAAGCCTTGTCTGCCTTGACCCACTAATTGATTAGTAAGTGCAGTTTGCGCTCTGGCTTGCTCTGGCGCCCTTAGTTCTTGCAACCGATCAAACATTGTTGTCTCAGTTTTTGCTAGGTTTTCAGCTCTAAACGGGTCGGTAAGCATACCTATTAGGGCGGCTTGCTCAGAACGCATATCGTCGCGCATTTCGCCAGTAACCGGGTCTTTCGTGCCGTAATTACCGCGCCCTAATACAGCGTCAAGTAATTCAGTTCCGCCTGTGCGTAGCGACTTTTCGAGAGCAGCTTGCTCCGGGTTTAGCGCAAAATCGGTAGTGCCTCCGGCGCCAAACGTCGTTTTGCCAGGCAAAGAAGTAACACTGAAAGGCGTGAATTTTGCGGCATCGCTTACTGTGTCGTATAAATCTTGCGGCAAGCCATCGGCCCCGGTTCTTGGAAAACCGATAAACTCTTTGGCTTCTCCGCCTAGGTCTTGTAGATCACCCATCGCCTTTTCAGCAACGGCAATCTGTCCTGTGGTGCCTAAGATATTCCTCAGATTAGAATATTTATCATTATCAAAGAAATCATTGACGCCACCTAAAATGTCATCATACCAGGCCATTAGTACGTCCCTCCGTCAATGGTTGTGGCGCCGCTAAAAGTCCCACTCACCGAGAGATTCGCTACTGTCAACGTACCAGTTGCCGTACCTCCGGCGGCGTCAAGTTTTGAGTTAACGGCACTTTCAATATTATTCATTTCAACTCCAATAGCTGTCGCTTTCACAACCTTATTGGGGCTTCCGGTCGGCAGAGAGTCGAAAGAACTCCAGGCATACGATGGGGTATAAGAGCTAATTAGTTTATCCTCCCGATAGTCGAATGGATATTGAACTCCTGAAACGCTATCTCTGTTCCGTTTACGATTGTGGATATTCCGACTGTCACTACTGAGCCGGAACCGCCTGTGTTTACTTTTTGTGTGTTAATTAACGAAGCATCGGAGCTATATTCCGCTGTCGTATTAAATTCTGAAATGTTGTAAAGCGCACCGACAAAATCTGGCAAGGTATAGACCTGAGTGCGATAATCTCCCCTATAGTCGTAAGCCCAATTTAAAGAGACGTTGGCGTTTTCTCCTGAAAAAGTCGTCACGTTTACTTTTTTTAAAAACTTTAGCCGCGAAGGATCGCCAAAACTTAACGGGTGACTAAAATATTGCAGCGCATAACTGCTGGCGTCATCTGTATAGCTATCATATTTTGCTATCCCCGTAGCTACCCCAAGAAATAACTCATCATTGTCTGTCAGCGCGAAACTAAGAGGGCGCATTTGCGTCCAGGTAGTCGTCCGATAACTGCCATTATCTAGCGGGTATCTGGTGTCAAAACAATAGACAACTCCTACCGTTGGAAAGTTAACTAAATAAAATGAATTGTTGGGGTCGTAAATTGCTTTTATATTGCCCGTCTCTGTTTTAATTCGTGATTTTATTTCTGAGTTGACGTTTCGGCTTATATCACCTATCGGGGCCGACTTTTCCTGTATTGTGCGCGAGAGGGAACGGACACCAGAAAAATCGAGGAACAATAAGTCCTTACCTGTGCTTTGAACCGCATCACGGCCTACACAACCTATATTGAGTATTGTGTCGGATAAGGCCATTGTTGATGGGTCGGTAGCCCCGGAATAAACCAAAATCGAACGTCGTCCGAAAATTATGAGAAAGTTGTTATGACTGTGCAGAGCGATTATTTCGTCGAAGCCGTTAGGCCAAACCGTTGTTAAATCAATACTTCCGCTTGAGCCGCCCGTCCAACTCAAACCGTTTAATGAATCAGTCCAATAGATTGTCTGCTTATTTCCTGTGACATCAGCAGCCCACAATCGACCAAAAGCCGCTAAACAAATATTAGCGTCAGGCGGTGTACCCGTAACGGCACTGTGAGCCGCAATCGTCGTCAAAGCTGCGGTGCTAGGATCGTAAACTAAGGGGCCGTGATCTCGCTGAAAAAAGTAAAACTTGTTAGCCAGGGATGCCATATCCCAATTATTCGCGGTAATAGTCAAACTGCTGCTAATGTCCGTTAATGTAGTGTCTCCGCTAAATATCTTGTTATTACCTGCGCTAAAAAATACCTTTACCCCGTCTGTTTGAATAAACTCACCTAATGACTCGATTCCATCGCTACTGCCTAATACAGCGGCGCCATTACCAGAAACCATTGTGTAACCTTTCCTGGCAGCAATACGCCCTTCTTTGTCAATAATGCAGTTATCAGCAACCGCCGCAAAACTTGGGTCTTGCGTCAGCGGGGCTTCTTGCGTATTTATTCCCGCAAAACCTGGCGCCGAAATTGTGATGTTTTGTAAAGGCTGTGCCATCTTTTAAACCGCCACAAAGGTTAATTCGTTTTGATATTTATTAGCGTCTAACTGAATCGCGTCACTTAGCGCAATCGAGGCGACACCAAACTGTTCCGCCGCCGACTGTCCTCCTGTCTCTCCCCTTTCCCTTAACGCCATTGCGTAACCTAGTTGCACTACTGGATTAGAGGGAATTTTTAGGAATGTTGCATCTGCGTCTAATGTCGCTTGTGGAATAACCATATCCCACCTTAATTGATAAATTTTGTCAGGCGTAGGATAAACTTGTACCTGTAGCTGTCCCGTCGCGTCTGTGCCGTTCCATGTGAAACAATCAGGCGCAGAGTTTGGGGCGGTGCCTATGTAATTTTGTTCATTAAAGTAATGCCTAGTTTTCGGGTGCAAATAAACATTCTGCGTATCATTTAACGCTTCTTTTAAAACAGCGTCTTGGTATGCGCCAGTGAGGACGTAATTTGTCTGACCTACTACAGTCGGCACTGTGATCGTCTGCCTTAAAGCCGTCCACTCATGCGACAACTCAACAGTAGTTTTTGCGTCGTTAATGAGATCGCCGACCATTTTGGAGTAATCAGTTTCCGAAAAGGTTGAGACTGTGTTTTCGCGGAGCCTTCTCAATACATTGTTAATTAAGTCTAAATAAATCATACTAAGTTTCTCCAGCTTGTACGCCGACGTAAGGCTTCCAGTAAGGGAGTATCGACTTCTATATCTTTCAATTCCCGGCTAAAAACTGTACTTGTTATATTCGTGCCTCTAGCATTTTTCCCTGGCTTTCCTGGCGCTCCTGGCGCTCCTGGCGCTCCTGGCGTACCAGGTAATCCTGGCGCTCCTGGCAAACCGGGTAAACCGGGTAAACCGGGTAAACCGGGTAAACCTTGCAGACCTTGATCCCCTTTAGCTCCGGTTCTACCTTGTAAGCCGTCCTTCCCGTCCTTCCCGTCCTTCCCGTCCGTTGCGTCTTTTCCGTCCTTTCCGTCCTTTCCGTCCTTTCCGTCTTTCCCGTCTTTTCCGTCTTGACCCTTTCCAGGGATAGTCCCGTCAAGAGTTGGATCAAACCCGCCTACCTTTGTAGTCGCGGCACCTGACGTATCAGCGGCACCTGACGTATCAGCATCACCTGAAGATAAATCCCCATCGCCTGAAGATAAATCGCCGTCACCTGAAGATAAATCGCCGTCACCTGAAGAAGCACCTGAAGGCGCAGGGTCAGTCGCCGGGAGATCAATACCGGAGTTTTTTATCACGATATCTGCATTTTCATTCGTATTCCTGTGGATTATTAAGCTAAAAAGCACCTCGGCAAAATCGTAATCTGAGCCATCTGGTTTTTTATGAATAGTCAGCAAATCATTTATTGTCAGGCCTTTGTCTGCCGCATCATCAATAATTACGTTAGGGTCTACCGCTGCGGGGCCAGTGCCAGAGGATGACATATCTATAACAGTGTTTCCCAAATCGTCAGCATTTTGTATACCGTCAACGGTTGTTGCTGTCGAATCAGTAGCAGATACACCGTCCAGACCATTTATCGCTGCAACTGTTGCGTCGTTTGCAGATGTTGGATTTAGACCGTCTACGGCAGCAATAACTTCATCATCTGCTTCTATAGGATTCCCTTGTTGATCTAAACCTGCTTCCGCTGCTGCTTTTGCCGCTGCATCCCTAAAGGATAAACCATAAAAAGGATTGCCCGGTAAAAATGCGGAAGGAAGAAGATCAAAACCAGCGTTTCTTAGGGCATCTCTGGCAGCAGCATCTGCCATAGCGTCATCCATTTGGTATCCGCTAAGTGCATCCATAAACTGGCGCAACGAATCCATGCCGAGAGAATCCGAAGGATTAAAGGTATCAAAATTAAACCCGTCCGATGCAGTACCTTTTCCAATTCCGTAAGCCATTATTTATTCCCGCTTGACCCGCCATAGAAAAATGCGGCGGCTGTTCCTAGAATTCCAGATAACTGACCAAGCACCAAACTGATAATCGTCTCGTCGTTTTGGTCATGTGGCAGCAATGTGACTATCATTACAAAGCCCCCATACAGCAATAAACTAAGTATGCTAAAGACTTTAGGCGTCCAATCAGTCGCAAAGTTTTGTCTAGCATCTTTCCTATCCTCGACCTCTGTTTTAAAGCTCTCTAAATCAATTTCCATCTCTTTTATGCGGTCTTTAAAGTCTTGGTCTGCCTGTTTTAATGCCACCGCACGTTCTGGTTGTCGTTCAATCAAATCTTCAATTTCGTTAGCCGTTGTTGTCTCTGGCAGCCCTAATTTGGATGCGGCCATTTTTACGGCCATCCCTGCCATTGGCCCCCCTGCCGCTGAAGCAATCGTAGGGGCAAGGCTTTTCAGTAGGCCACCTAATTTCATTGGAGCAACAAATACACTTTAATCAGCGCCTCTATGTTGTTAATTACTTTTTTTCAGAATCTTCTTGAACAATGTCATCAATGGTTTCACATACGTCTGGAATACTTACCCCTGTCGTCACCTCAGAAGCGACTCGACCGACTGCCCTTACCCCTTTATATAATTCACTACAATATAGCCTTTTGTTAGAAATCATGTCCTCGCTGACTGAACAGCTTGCCGTGAGTAAAAACATTAAAGTGATGATTTGTCGCATATAAGCCCCTCAACTTTGCAAGCGTTCACTCGCGGTATATAAGATGTTTCCATCATGTGTGAAGAAATACTCTCTTTTAGTTTTCTATCTCCGTTTCTAAACTCTTTTGTTGGGTTAAGGTAATCATTCCCGTCTCGTCCGAAAAATATGATGTCCTGGTTCGAATCTGCCGAATAAAAAAGTCTTGGCACCGTAGAAACGATATCGCTAGAGGCTACAACGCTGACATTAACCATTTCTTTCAATCGTTTTTTACTTTTTAACCAAACATTAGGCCGTCCAAACGTAATACACCGCACATCTTTAAAGGCTGGGCGTTTGCCGCTTACTAATCGGTGTGCTGTTAAAATGGCACAAGCTCCACCGAGCGAGTGACCTATACAATAAGTCTTTTTGGCAGGGTCTAAACGCTTTCTTATAGGTTTCCAAACAGAATTTTGCGCTGCCACAAAACCACCATGCGCCCACTTCCCGTTTATTCGCCAGGGTATTGCTGACAAATTCATTAGCCAATCACTCGGATCACCGTTGGTGCCGCGAAAAATGATGTATTGAACATCGTTTTGGTAAAGATAAAATGCGGTAGTACCGAGCTTGCTATCAAACCTGGTTGCACCGCCTATTTCTTCCCCATAAGCCTGTTCCGCGAAAGCGCAAGCTAAATTAATTTCTCGGTCGGTTAATGTAGTTGTTATTCCTTCCATTAATATACCTTAATATTACTCATGTCCTGAGCCGAAAAAAAGAAAGACTAAACCAGCAATCACCGCCACCGCACCAACCAATGACAAAAACATTTTTGCTAAATCGTGGATTAACATTTCTTCCTCTTCCGCTGCTAGTCTAGCCGCTGCATTTTTTGCTTTACGCTTCACCTCACGTTTCTTTTCGATCTTTCTAGCTTCTGCCTTTATTTTAACCCAGCGATGAGTTTGACCTTTGCGCGAATAATAGGCGCCAACCTTCTCCATCATTTTTTCAATTCTTTCTTCTTGCTGATCTATCGTTATCGCTTCTTCAAGAGCCGATCCGGTCATCAGGTCATCAGTGCCAGCTTTTCGTGCATTTTCGATGTGTTCTTCTACTTTCTTTTTAGCGGTGAAAAATTTACCGACTTCACCAGCCATATCCTCGACTTCTTTTTTCTTGGCAATCGCACCCTGCACAAGCACAAATGCTGAATCGAGCGCCTTTATTGCAAGCATCGCTTCGCCAATCATCTCTCTATCCTTTCACACATTGCGCTGATGTTTGTATTGGCAGAATTTAATATAATTCTTTGTGCGAATTTCTCACAATGCGTTTTTTGCTCAAAGCACAGGCCGCCATCATCGCAATTCGTAATTGCAGATATTCCTCCTATCACGATAACGAGCAGAAAAATGTTCATTGTGCATTTACTCTGAACCTGAATATTTTTCGTTTAACGACCATTCATTGCGTGTAATTGTTTTCATCCGTTTAACCTGTCAATTTCAGTCTGTACTGCCGCAATAAACGTATCGGAAAAAGTATTCATTTGAACATATCTGTTTTTATCTATAGTAAGAATACTGACAGATGGGTCAACCCATTCAGAGTTTGCGGTAAAACTTGAACCATCGTACTTGTACTTGCGATCTGTGTAATCGTCTGGCAATGTAATATTTTCATACACAGTAGCGTTGCTAGAATTAAACTCTTGGTAAACTCTTGTTTCCTCTCCAACCTGAATTGAAATAGCATCATCAGAAGGCGTGATAGTTACTTCATCAGCAAAAGAGAGGATACTTACATTGTCTGAATTTCTAACAATTATTTTCATTAACTTACACCTTTTAGAATCATAGCTGTTGTCGAAAATGCTTTACCAATCTTGATAGCCGGACTTGTTGATGTAGTGCTTATAGTCCCATCACCTTGTAAGTACATATCACTGTCTATTGTCAAACCAGTTAAATTTGTTGGTACACCACCTTTTAAAGTAACCGTACCTGTGGCTGCGTTTGCAATCGCCTCATTCGTAATCCCAATAAACGTATCGTTATTTGTCGATGAATGAGCAACACGAAAAGTGAAAGATTGTTGATATTGGTCAGTCGTGCTTTTTGTAACATGACCAACATATTTCGATGCGGAATCATACCAAGAAAGACCGTTACTACCGTGAATTCTAAAGTAATCAGCAGAACTTACAGCAGCCTGATAGGTTCCTGTAAGAGTATTTGTTGATTGATCGTAACTAGCTTTGTAAATTGATATTTGATTGGGAGTATGTGTAAGGAATGAATAAATGTAACAATCTTCCGTTGAGTCGTAGACCATAGAAATCGAGCTTTCTGTTCTAGGTCGAACATTAAAGACTTGGCTGAATGTACCATCCTGGCTCAATGTTGTAGTTGCGATATTGTAAATAATTCCGTAGTCATAATAATTTCCGCTATTATTATCAACTGCTATGCACAATAATTGATTATTTGTGCTGTCATAAGCTACAGCAGAATATTGTTCAATATTACTTGTTGGGTTGTAAAAATTATCTCCATGATCTGTCATGGTGCTGCCACTTAAAGTAAAACATTTTGTAAGCAGTTTTCTACCACTACCATCATTGAAAATCACGTTCCACCACAATCTTCCATTATTATCTCTAACAGATTCACAAGGATCAGCACTACCTTGATAGTACGCATAAAAATAATTCTGTGTTACTTGAGAGTAAGCACTTGAGCTTGTTGTTTTCATAGCAGCTATTGCTGAATAATAACTCCAACTGCTTCCGCCATCTTTCCACCACACCCAATGGCAATCGGAATGGTCATCATACCCAACAGAAATACTATTATTACTACCGTAATATATGCCACCAAGCCCAGAGCTTATGCTTATAGATGTTGAAGCACCGCTACCACTCAATGTACCAATAGCAAAATAAGTGTAATTACTATCTGCATAAGCAAAAAATAATTCATCTTTGTTTGGATCATAAGATAAATCATAAAAAGTTCCACTATGCGAAAAAGATGCAACCGTTGAGTTGAATGTGATAGCACCAGTTGAAGTATTAATTACTCCTGTTGTGACATAGATAGAGGTAGAATTACTTGTAGCAATAAAAACACGATTGTTAGCTTCATCATGGGTTACTGCAAATTCGCTAGTATAAGTTGGCGATGACATAGTATTAACAGGTGTTGTTGTTGAAGCGCCAACACTAGTTTCTGCAATCGGTTCGACTGTACCGTCAGACCGCAAACCAACCGTTTGACCATTAGATAAAGTCCCTGTAGCCGTAAATGTAGCTTCAACGCCTCCGCCACCGCCACTAGGTAATAATTCACTTAAGTTGCTCATACTGACTCCTTAATAGCAATAATTGATGAGCTAACAGCCGTCATACACTCCAACCGATAGTTGCATCAACGTAGGTCATCACTATTTCTGCAAAATTTTTATCGAATGTTAAATCTGTAGCGGAACTAGCTATATTGCTTCCGTTTCTTGCCACTATAAAAGTTGTTGTCGCTGCACCACCAGTGCCATCTTTTACTGTAACTGTGTCACCCGCTGAAGGACTTGACGGTAAGGTTATAGTTATACTTCCGGCTGTTGCGATAACGTAGTCACGATTTACAGCCGTATAATCAACACCTTTCATAAGAGGAGTTATAGCTCCGCTACCTCCATTTGCAAAAGGTAACGAACCTGTCACGCCTGTAGATAGAGGCAATCCAGTGGCGTTTGTTAATGTTGCTGCGCTTGGTGTTCCTATATCTGGTGTAGTTAAAGTTGGACTTGTTCCAAAAACTAAAGCGCCTGTCCCTGTCTCATCTGTAACAGCACTAATCAAATTAGCTGATGAAGGTGTAGCAAGAAAAGCATCTAAATTAGCATTTAAATCACTTATCTGGCTTATTGTCACAGACGTTGCTGTTGGTGCTACTGCGCTCCATGAGGAACCGCTATAAACCTTCATAGCATTTGAAGTCGTATTAAAATAGAGGTTACCTGCAACTTGAGCGTCACCATCTGGGTCTGTTGCCGGATCGCTAGACTGCGCTCCTTGATACTGATCCGTAAAACTATCGAGCGAATTTGCCGCAGATGTCGCGCTTGCCGCCGATGCGGTCGCTGAATTTGCGCTATTCGTTTCGGAAGTCGCACTATTTGTGGCACTTGTCGCCGCTGCATTTTGACTGACTAAGGCCGCTGCCGCAGAAGTCGCCGCAGATGTGGCACTTCCAAGTATCCCATCAACATAAGTTTTTGTAGCGGCATCTTGAGCAGCCGTTGGATCACCCATTCCGGTAATCTTGTTTGTTGACATGGCAATAGCGCCCGTCATGGTGCCGCCAGTTGTCGGCAAACCACCACCAACTTGTGTATCTACATACGTTTTTGTTGCTGCATCCTGGGCAGAAGTTGGATCGCCAAGACCTGTAATCTTAGCCGTACCCATCGCAATAGCACCAGACATTGTTCCTCCCGCGAGGGGAAGTTTAGTCGCTATGCTGTTGGTAATTGTTGTATGAAATGACGCATCATCAGCCATTGCCGCCGCTAACTCATTAAGCGTGTCTAAGGCCGCCGGAGCGCCATCAATTAAATTCGTTATTAGGTCGTCTGCATATTGCTTAGTTACAGCATCAGTCGCCGCTGTGGGTGTGCCAATGTCGGTCAGTCGGGCAGCATTAAAATCTACAGTACCCGTTAGCGAGAGATTATGGAGCGATGTCGTTCCGCTTGATGCAGTAACATTTCCTTGAAGGTCGCCTGTCACATCTCCCGTGACCGCGCCTGTCACATTTCCTTGTAAATTTCCTACGACATTTCCGGTTAGCCCGCCGACAAAACCAGTAGAAGCGGTGACAGTTGTACCTGTAATAGCTGCCGCTGTTGTGTTACCGATTATGATGCCGTCGATGGCGCCGCCCGTAAGAGCCGCATTTGCGTTTACTAATTGTCCGTTGAAAGTAACAGTGCCGGACGCCGTTATAGCGCCAGTGGTTATTGAAGTCGGATTGGTGCCAAGCTCGATTATCGTTGCGGCATTATCTTCGGTAAAGAGTCTTTTGTCGGCAACATTGACCGCGAGTTCGCCCTGGACTAAATCCGAGCTAGTGGGTATGGCTGACGCCGTAGAGCTATTTTTAGTGACTATAACTGGCATATATCCCCCCGTAATTAAAAAAGGGGACAACTTAATGCCCCCTATAACTCAGTTAGGAGAGTTTTATGCGTTGACTACAATATTGAACGCAGTATCAGGACGATATGCAAGGCTGCCAAAAATTACATCGCCTGTCATAAGGTCAGCTAACCACTCTTGCTTATATTGAGTCTGCACTCTTACGTCTTGCTGCATCGCAAGGACAAGAGACGATTCGTGCATAAGCATACCTGCTTTCAGTTCACCACCTGCGCTGTTATCAGCAGCGGATTCTGTTACAGGGCAGTTAGTAGATACCATAATATCAATACCGTAAACATTACCGATCTTGCCATTGTCAACGGTGCGGCTGTTAACAAAGTCAGAACTAACATAACGATCAATACCCATCATCGTAGACCTGGCGCTAGGAGGAATTACGAAATACCTCTTATCGAAGGGAGTGTCTACGTTATCCTGTAGGACGATTGCGGCGCGAAATCCGGCGTCGGTTAGCAAATCGCTTGTCGTTACCGTATCTGTGGCGTAAGCGGTTAGCCCTGTAGAAGCATCAACGTAGTAAGACGCTGAATTGACCCAAGAGCTACCATCGCCGTCACCTAGGTTTTTGCCCAAGTTATGTAAATTGGTATCTACGGTTTTTGCTAATTGGAAGCCACAGTCGTCAGTGTAAAATTCTTGAGCACTGTTCAGCTCTTGAATCGCTGCAATATCTTCTAACAGACGAGAATACTCGAAATGTTGGTCGATATTTATTGCTACATTGGCCGCTGTATCATTCTGAATCGTGACCGCAGCGCCGGAGGCCTTGGCCGAACTCGAACCTCTAGAGGGGGCAGGTATATTTATTTTGTCACCCTTCTTACCTGTCATCGGGAGAGATTTGCAGATGTTCGCCATCACAATGCGAGTCTTAAATGCAGCTCTAACCTGGTCGGAAAATATTTCCGGTATGAAATTTGCCTGAGTAGTGACGTTACTTACGCCACCCTGGGCGGGATATACTGATGTTGCCATGTCAATCACCTCATTAAAGGAATATTAATTAAGTGATCCTTAAGCTATTTTTTGATTTTATTCCTATAGGCTTCTTTTATCTTACCTTGGGCGTACAATCTCCAATAGCGATCTGGATCAGTCACTTGTAGATTGACCATATCCTCACGGGTGAGTGTTTTGCCTGGCGCCTTTTCCCCTGACCCTTGCGTTGAACCTGTCGCAGCTTGTCTTACCTGCTGCTTTCTGTCTTGCGTTTTTAACTGTTCAACTTCCGGGTCTGTATGCGCTGCCTTATACTTCGAAACCAGCTCATCGAGAATCGGAACATTCAAATTTTTCATTCCGTGGGCATAACCTTCGGTATAACTCGGAGACTGTGAAACCCATTGCTTGAATTCAGCCGAACTTAGTATCTGGTCAGCATCGGGATGTTTGGCTTGCAGATTCATGGCCGCATTTTCAGCCTTCAACCTAACCAATTCCTCTTGCGTCTTTCTAAGCGCCGGATGATTGTCTACAACTTGATTCACGGCCCCTTTCGGGTCGCCGAAATAGTCAATCTCTTTAGACTCGGCTTGTTCCGGCTGTTTCATTTGTCCGTCTACGAAACTCTGTGCGCTTACCTGGCTTTTCAAAGAATCAATCTCACGCCTTACGTCGCTAACTTCGTTAGACTGCCTTCCAATCATTGACTTCTGATCGTCTAGCATTTTCTCTAACTCATCACGCGACTTTTCAGCATAAGCACTCTTTGGCGCCGCTGGCACTTCTTCCGCTATCTGTTTTTCCGGGTCGATAGCGTCCACTGGATCGTAAACGGGTTGATCCGCCGTCTCTTGCTCTGCCATAACTACCCCTTAACAAGTTGTCCAATAAAATTGGGCTTGGGTTACGCCGGGCCGTGGGATGCAGCTTGTCGGCGTTCTGCCTTTATTTTCTCTTGCCGCCCTCTTGCCCATTTTAACGTCGCACCTGGGAAGTCGCCGCTTATAACGTCAAGCACTGGCCTTGCAAAAGAAACTAATCGAGTCGCTGGCTGCCGACAGATTGGGCAATCAATTTGTTTAACAGAAGTCTCTATGAATTTTTCAGTTATGTGTCCATCTGGACACTTAAAATCATAAATTCTTTTTGTCATACAAATCTTCGACTCGATCCCGCAGTTTGAGAACGGAGGTGATGACATCTATTTGCCCCTTACGGAACCTTAAATCATCGTTGTCTCGCGTTCTTTCCACTGAATTTATATTGGCTTTATTATCTTCAAATTCTTGTATCAGATATTGCCAGCCATCTGTCCTGAACATATCAAACATCGCTTCGCAATATTTCTCATCTTCCTTGGACAGACTCATGTAATTTTCACCGTAACAGCAATATTAGTATTTGTAAAACAACTTAATTTCACTAATTTATGTAGACGCAGATAATTTTTCTTCCTGTATAGTAGCGCCTCGCTCTTTGATCGCGGTTTCAGCTATTTTTAGCTTCATTTTATCGTCTCGCGTTAGCTCTCCGTCTGCCCTGGTAATGTCAGCAATAGCCTCGATTCGATCAGTTTCTTCCTTAATCGGAATCGCCACAGTTTCAGCTTGTATCTTTTTAGCTCTGGCTTGCGATTCTGAGGCTTGTCCGATCAACGCTTGAGTCTGAGATTGCGTAAATTCTAACTGAGTCTGAGCTGTTGCTTGAGCTAATTGCTGTTGCTGTGGATCAGGCTGCATAGAGTTATCAATCATGCGATCCAATTCTTCTCTATTGCTTAGAGACATATTCTCGATGACTGCCTTAACAAGCAAAGGATAGACCGGGTTATCTTGCGGCATGGTTTGTAATAGCTGTACTAGCTGCGTAATCTCATACTCTCGTTGCAAAATGCCAAGACTAGAGGACACTGTAAAAATAAAATCCTCAACCGGGTAATTCTCTGGGTCAAATTGCATATAACGGCAAGCGGCCATTTTGACAAAAGGCACCAGGAAAGATTCCTGAAAGTTAACTAACGTGCGTTTCTGTCGTTTAATAATTGCCGAAAGGCCCATTGAAAGCGTCGATGAAGATGTCCGATTTATTGCGTTAGGCATCCCTGTACTGTCAAAAGCTCCTGTGGCTGCCTGTATTTGGTTCTGTAACGCCTCGGCTTGAGCAAAAGTGATGTTCTGTACTTGCCCGAAATTAAAGGGCTGTAGCACTTCTCGCGGATCACCGTTAGTCAGAATCATTTTGCCGGGTCTAATTTCACCCTTTTCACCCCTGGGCTTGCGAGTCGCGTCCATTGCCATCATGGGGACGTTTGTTAGAGCCAGCGCATCTATCCGGCCCCTCAGTTCAGCGTCGAGTGCTTTTTGTGAATGAAAGGCTTTTTCAGTGACGCCTCTACCCCAGAACCGCGAAGGCACAACGTCCCACGGAAACGCTAAGACGGGACGATCTTTCATCATGTACGGATTTTCAATCGCCTTTAGGATGGTGCCGCCGTTAGCAATAACGACACACGCCTCAACGTAATAGCTATCGCCCGATTTAACTTCTACCTCGACATCTTCAACCTCGTAGGCAAGCGGGTTTGGTTCTTCTTCCTCAACCTCGACGATTTCATCAACAAGCTCATCTTCGGTTTTTTCGGCCAATTCAGCATCTAATAAGTGGCGCGGTACTAAACCATAGTATTTCGTTAAGCGCACAACGCCGTCCGGCTGAACCGCTAAGGTTGAATCAACCTCTAAATCGTCACTTGTCTCGGTGCTTGACGAACCGACGACTACATCTCTGTAAATGCCCTGCTCTTGCAGCAATTTAATAGAGTGCGGCGAGACTTCCTCATCAATAGCCACGCCTAAGCTGGATTGAATATCCGTCGCTTCTGGCTGAATAAGGAAATTTTGCGGTAACACTGGCTTGAGCCTAACGACCGCCCTTTCAGTTTCAGTAATTCCCTGGGCCATGACATCACCCATTGTTTGCGTGGCGGGTTTTACCTCGTTTTCTAAATCGAGAATAACCTCGGCGATTCCGGTGCCAAAAATTGCCGCATTAAGCAAAACCTCACCAATATCTTTGCGTACTTTCTGCTTTTGGAAATCTTCACCAAGTTTTTGCTTCAAATACTCGATTTTTTGCTTATCCATCGCTTTTTGACGCATTTCTGCTTGTAATTGCGCCTGTTCCTGTTCGCTCATACCCTCTTTCATGTCAGGAATGACAATATCATCCCTAATATCAAAAAATTCTCCCCGGCCAAACGTCGCTTCTTCAATTTCAGCTACGCTAGACTCGATTGCCTGGGCTGTCGCCGGAGAAATAAGCTGTGATCTTTCGCTTTCGCGGATTTTATCGTTAGGATCATACTTCCCTCGCCAAATCCGGTAGTATTCTCGGAAGGTTTCTTTGTAATTATCGACGTAATGCTGTTGCCATTGATCGCATTTAGTCATTACCCAAGAGCTTAACCCGTTATCTTCGTATAATCTTTGCTCTAAATCTTCGGTTTCCATGTTAATACCCCGCAACTACATCGTAAGGTTCGTAGTTATCTTCAATTACCTCATCCACATAAACGATATTAGCCATTTGGTCGCAGTAACTTAGCGCATCGACGCAATCATCATGTGTTAATTGATCTGGAAATTGATAGAGTTCGTCTAAAAATTTGTCGTTCCAGGCGCCGCGATTCAGTCTTATCATTCCGTTCTCAAATCGGCCTTGCAGCGCCCACATAATCCGATCTGTTTTGTTCTTGTTGCCGTGTGTTAATTCTTCGATCCTGAAATAAACGGCGTGTTGTCGCATTAAGTCACTTAAAGGTGACATGACCGCTTGTTTAGCAATCCCTCTCTCAATACCGACCGCGAGAGGTTGATAATCTCGTACAGCCTGAAAAATCTTCATAGCAGTTTCGTTTAAGTCCCATCGGCCAGAAATAATATCTTTTACCCACCAACCGTCGGCGTTGACTTTGACTATCGCAATAGCCGAGGAGTCTAGGTTTGTTTTTTTTCTTCTTCGGCTCTGGCCGACCTCTGCGAATCCCGCCAAGTCAATGCTGATATAGTAATCGCCAGTGGCGGGTTCTTCGGTTTCGAACCTAACCCAATCTTCCTTAAACATTTCAGAACCTCGCGCTTCAAACGAGGCCATATATTCTTGTCGGAATCCGAAACTGGACATTGATTTTTTAGCGGCATTGATTTCCTTTTTATCTAATAGATTGTTGTCGTAAGAAGTAAAATGGAAGGCTTGATAATCTTCATAATCCATCGCTTTCTTATACAACTCGTAAAAATGGTTGCGCCCGGTTGGTGTCCCAATAAACAGAGCCGACGAGTGCGGCGCCAAGTCAGTCAAGGCAGGTCTTAGAACCAACTCCCAAACACTCTCGCGCATATCTGCGTACTCATCGATTGCGACAAATGCAACCTTGTTGCCTCGGAGCGTCTCAGGCCGATCGCTTCCTTTCAGCGATATTTGTGTCCCGTTAACAAGCCTAATCTGCATATTGTTGATGTGGTGCGATTCAATAACGCTACTACCCAACTCCATAAGCAAATTCCAAAGAATGTCTCTAGCCTGTCCTTGCGTGGGCGCCACATAAAAGATTTCACCTTCTGTTGTTTGTAATCCCTTGACGAGCAACATATACGCCGCCAACCGAGACTTTCCGGTTCGTCTCCCGGCAGCCACAACTTTAAACCTGGCTTTACTGTTCCAGACTTTTTTTTGCCAGGGAAGAAGATCAATATCAAAATCCATTACCAAGCCTTACAAGACCAGTACCTTGCGCTAAACTTATCTTTCGCGGTATCGCAGTTATGTCGCGCTCTAAAGTTTTTTTGTCTACCAGGCTGATCTTTTTTAATGGTCATACTGGCATCGCCAAAACGCACCAGTTTCACCTCAGAACCTTTTTTCGCTAAAACCGCCGACCGCTTACCGCCTTTGACGCTGCGTTTAGGCTTGTTGTACCCGGCAAAAGTTTCCCCGCGATATTTAAGCCTTCCGCTTGGCAATCTTTCTACGCTCGATGTTGTCGCCATGATTAACGCCTCACTGGAGGGCGTCTAGGTGGCTTTTTAACTTTCTTAGGTCGTCCGGGTTTATTGTATGTACCTGGGCCGTATGGCATATGAACCTCCTATAAAACTTTTCGATTGAGTAGGTGTAACCTTTGTATCTCTTTTTTAGACTGCCCGTGGTAAGGAACGCCTAGACGGGCTTTTAACAATTCAGCGACGAGCCATCTGTTTTTTACTTTAAAGTCACCGAGGTAACGTCCGTATTTACCTTTTTCCTTGGTGTGTAAAATGACTGACTCGGCACCTTCAAAAAAATCAATTACAAATTCTTTCGCCAGTAAGCCGTATTTCTTTTCAGTAAGATCGCGTGTTCTAGACTCAGGAGTGTCAATACCGCTAAGACGCACCCGTAACCCACGATTATTATTACCATGAAGATGAACGCCGAAACCAAGAGAAGGAATACAGTCAACCGTATCTCCGTCTACACATTTAACAATCTCGCACTTGTAATGGTATAATGCCATTAGTCAGGGTATTCACCCGTTTTAATAATTTCCGCGAGGACAATAGCTCTATGACCAACCTGGTCGGCCCATTTGCTATCCAAGAACTCAGCAGCACTTTCTTCAAATCGGCTATGCTCTAAATGATCCAATGCTTTTACAAATTTCCTTAGTCGGGTCAGTCCTAGGTTAAAACAAATCATTATTAAAGCTTCTTGCCTAACCTCATCTAAAGTACCAAACCAAGGGAACGCATTAGCCAGTTCTCTCATAAACCGAACAATGTCATTCTCTAGCAGTAAATCGACTTCATCTTCACTCAAACCAAGACCCCCATTAGCATCAATATTCCTACCGATGCCAATATGGGTTATTCCATCAAGCACATAAGCAAACCGTTTCCTTCCCTCATGCTCAGTGAGTAGATTCCTCAACTTCTGCAATGGCCTCTCCTTCAATTACGTTTGACTCATTCGCTACATCAAGCGTATTAATATTAATCTGTATAGCACTCTTACCACCCATCTTTTCAAAACCACTAACAGGTAACATCCTATCCATCAGTATCTTCATAAAGGCTGCCTGGTTCTTGTGGTCATTATCCAGCGCCCCATCAAACAATCTCTTAACCACCTCTACCTTCTTCGGGTGCTTGTACATGAATTCTTGCAATTCTAACTGTGCTGCACGTTGACCAGGGGGACGCCCTACTCGCTTCACAGGACGCTTCTCACGCATTTTAGGATGACCTGGGCCTTTACCCTTTGGGATTGGTTTCTCCCAGGAGTCAATCTGTGCTTGCGTGTCAGGGTCTATCTTACGTTTAGGCATTAATACACCGTAACATCGTTAATATGAAAAAGCTAAATTGGCTTTTTTGTGTGGGGGTGGGTACTTTTATTTTCACATGCGCCGTCGGGGGCCTCCGGCCCAAAAAATCGCGGCCCTAGGTCAAAATCTGGCTGGCCGATGATAATTATCCCGGTAACTAATAGATTAATCACTATCTATATCAATAGGTTATATATTTAATTCGTTAATTGTTCGCGTTTTGCGTTCGCGTTTTGAAGTGAGGGCGGCGCCGCATTATGTCGCTAGTCTCTATCTTTATATATTCCAAAACGGAAAAGGTGCGAATACAAAGCACCATCTAGCCCCCAAAAAAAATATTAATTTCGCTAATGTAATTACTTGACACTACGATATCCTATATATTAGATTTACTAATACGAGTTAGAAACATTAATATTATTAACAGCAACATAGGGGAATCTAGAACCATGCAAGATCTAAATAAGAAATTGACAGAACAAATAATCGAGCAAATGGAAACACTCGGAGATAACTGGCTCCGTCCTTTTGGTGCGATTGGCGGCGCTCCCATCAATGCGATAACGGGCGAGCACTACAAGGGCGGTAACTACATGATGTTTTCATTGTTCGCGGATTGTCATGTATTAGCGACATATAAACAATGGCAATCAGTAGGCGCTCAAGTACGCAAGGGCGAGAAAGGTATAGCGGGATTCAAGTACGGGACTTTTGTTAAAGAGAACGCACAAGGTAAAGAGCAGACGCATAGCTATGCAAGTAGTTTTACAGTTTTCTCTATCACACAATGCGATAACGTGCCGGATTGGATTATAGATGCCGCTGGACTTAATGAGAAAGTAGATACTACGGAAGTCGTTAAGAATATCGACGAGTTCATCAAGAACACAAAAGCTAAGGTGACGACCGGCCAGCCTTGTTATATACCTAGTCAAGACACTATCCAAATGCCGGACCGATCCAGCTTTGTATCGAATACCGATGCTTCATCTACCAGCCACTACTATTCTACATTCCTACATGAACTAACGCATTGGACTAAAGGCCCCGGCCGATTAGATCGCAAATCTGGCAAGCGTTTTGGTGATCCAGCCTATGCGTTCGAGGAATTAATAGCTGAACTAGGCGCCGCTATGCTATGCGCTCGTCTAGGCCTCGATCAAGAACCTACGCCGGACCATGCCAAATATCTGAACAACTGGCTTAAGGCCTTAAAGAAAGACACTAAGCTAGTATGGGACGCTGCAAAGTACGCACAAGCGGCCGTCGATCACCTACTCACCTATCAGCCTGAAAACTTCAAACTGGCCGCCTAGCGCGGCCTTGGAGCCTATATGTATAACCTAACATTCTACTTTAAAACGCCTCACGGCGCTAGTTATTGGGGCGGTCATCACCTCAATATTTCATTCAGTGAGGCCGTCGATTTTATGAACCATTATCGCCGTGGCTATTTTGATAATAAAGAAGTTTTATTCGATCTATCGCCTATCGGCATTAACTAACCAAAAGGAATCAACATGAATAACTTAAAAACTATTTTTAAAATTGCGGAGCATTTCGACGGAAAAATTGCGGGGTGTGATCGTCTATCTTTAGCGATGGATATAGACGCCGTGAATGACATAAACCCATTAAATCTAGAAGCGATGCTAAACGATCTAGACGGGCCTCACACAGCGCACGACGTTTATGGAATCGCTGCAAATTTCGATCGTAAAACTTTAACTTTACAGAATGGATGGACGCCGCGATTTACATAAGTTAGCTACAGAAGAACAGAACGAAGAACCAAGCCTTAAAAAGTTTGACCGAGATGCTTTTATTAAAAGCATTATAAACGATGACAACCAAGGAGAACGATGATGAGTAAAATAAGTGAAACGTTAGACAAAGAAAAAACCTACGGGATAGATGTTTGGGAAGATGCAACTTACTTCCTGTACGACAAAAAAACAGGGGAGCCTCATGCGGATGAGGACGGACAAGTCATTGTATATAGGAAATCTGGCTACATCCAACACACCAAAGCAGATGGCATTGAGATTGATGAGTTGGAAAATGTACTTTATAGAGGCAGGCGAAAAGGCGCACAGTAAAGCTAAAGGGCCAAAATTTAACTAACCAATTAAAACTTAATGATGGGCCTCTAATGAGGCCCCTAGGGGAATCTACAATGAACGTAGCCATTGGGGATAAGGTTAAAGTGATAGATCAGGAGATCACTGGCACCGTAATCGAGGACTATGGAAACAAAGTAGTGATTGAAGAAGATGACGCAGAAATTGAGCTTTCTGTTTTTTCAGAATTTGAAGATGACACACTTTTGTTTTTTAAATCAGACTTGGAACTAAATGAAGGGCCTAACTAAAGGCCCTAGGGGAATCTAAGCAGCATGAAAGTATTAATTATTACCGACAACGACGCCTGTTTTCTTGAAGTAATACAAACAGCGGAATTATTTGGATTTGATGAAAATAAATATCTGGACGGCACCGATCCAAAATATACCGCTAATTATGCCGACGCTATGTATGTTGAGGCAATCTCACATATAGAAAGCCGAGGTATAAAAGTTTTAGTTCAAGATCAATAAATGATAATTTACAATCTGATAAAAATAGAGGAATCAAACAATGACCGAAGAAGAATTTAAAAAAGAAATTTACGAGCTGGCTTTTGGAGTTGGCCCTTACAAACCTGAGCCTAAAGAAGTTGTAGAACGGATTGAAAAATACACCAATGATTCTTTTCTGGTTGAAGATTTGGAAGTAAAAGTTAATGACGCTATCAAACACCTGTGGGGTAAGAAGGGTGAAATAGACCCTGACTTGTCATTAGGATTGCGTTTAAGAAACAACATTGAAAACGAAGAAAATGAAAAGACTCTCAATGCCATCAACACAATCATCAAAGCATTAAATCAATTCCACACTTCAAACAATGACAATGGTGAAACTGACACTTTTAAATATTATTAAGAAGGACAATGATGCAAATTCAAGATCAATAATCAAATCTCATCATAAACGATCTTTAGAAATCGACTAGCAACTCTTATATCACTTTTAGCGGCCTCCGGAGCGTTCTTGAGGTCGCTAACTTCATTCATTAAGATCAGCACATTATTCGTTCTTATCCCAATAACGCCATCTTGTTCCGGTATGACATTTAATAGATTCCTTTCGGTATTCTGTTGTGATTGGGTAGCTTTTTGAGTTGTCCTGGCGTTTGAATTGTTCGAGCGTTTTTCTGTACGCAAGTTTTTGTTCGTACTGTTCGCGGTCTTTCCTAAAGTGCTTTTCATAAATTCGCTTTTTTCTTTGATAGAGTTTTTTGATTTTTCTGAGGTCGGTATGGTTCCACTTTTTGATTTCATTAGTTGCCTCAATTTTTTCAACTCGCTCAATTCCTATTCGCTTTATTAACTCGACTCGATACGGCACCAAATTTCCAGACAGATAACGGTTACAATGCTTACAGGCTGAGAAAATATTATTCGGATCATAACGTCTAAAACTGCCGCCCTTGGCGCTTCCCCTCGGCAAGTAGTGGCTAGCGTCCGTCCCGCCGCCCCTTCCGTGGGGACTTGGAGGCTTGCCACAGCTTACGCAAGGCTTGTATCTGTCTCTAACTCTGATGTAAGCGTTAAAGGCAGTCTGAGCCTCTGCTAGTCGCTGCGGTATTGTCTTTATATCATCCTTGCGCCGCTGCAAATCTTTCCTGTAAACCTTCTCGCCTGCCTTCCGGCCTTGTTCGCTCTTGGTAAAGCTAAATACACAAGTCCAATTACAGAATATATTCAGGTTGTGCCGGAGCGCTGTTTTTTCGTTAACCTTTTTTTTACAGTGTTTACACTTTCGCATTTTGTTCTATTGCTGCTTTGAGTAATTCTCTCAGTTCATCAACGGAGTCCTGTAGCATTTCAATCTGTCCTTGAACCTCGCCAATTTTCCGAGCCGCTTCAATGGCCTCGTCACCTGTAACCTTAATCATAAACTCGTTCATAAGCCGCCTTTGTCGGGGAACTCGGTAGACACACCGAACTCTCTAGATAATTCTCTGTTAATAACTTCGTACACTTGCCCTACTTGCCCTCGCTCTAGCTTTGTCGTTGAATCAATTTCGAACATGGCTTTCATTATTGGCTTCCATAGATTTTCCTTAAAACTTTCTTGCGTCCAAGGAATCTCAAAACTTGGCTTCAAAACTTTTCGTTGGTCGAGTCCATGTAAATTCAATCGGTCGGCGGCCAGTTTGCAGTACAAATGTATAGCGTTATTCTGTCGGCTCGATCTGCGTTTAATCGTCGTATACTGCACTTGTACATATTTTTTGCTTGAATATTGCGCCTTCAATTCCTCAATAGCTTGTTCAAGCTGAAAGTCGTTGGTAATAATTCTGAACTCGCCACTAATTGACAAAATAAATAGCCTTATCCGATCGGTCGCCGATTAACTGCCTTGAACCGCTGTGCTGATATAAAGCGATGGTGCCTTGGAAAGCATTAAAACGGTTCTTAGCGACTATCAAACGTTGGCAAGGCGTCCGGTCTACATACTTTTGATCTGCCTCGCTTAATGTCTCGCCGTACTTGTGAACATCTTGCAAAAGTTTTTGTTTTTTCTCGTCTTGATGGCAAAGAAGCACCACGGCGGCAACGTCGGTGATACTGCTCGAACCCCTTACGCTGTTTTTGTTTGGCCTTCCTTCCCCTTGGTACTCTCCCGGTTTTCTATTGTGAGCCACTAACATAACGTGCATATCATGAATCGCAGCAAGTCCTGACAAAGCCGATACAAAATCTCGCTGTTTTGAAAATTCTTCTTGACCTGATTTAGCGTATAAATCAACCATCATTAGCGAATCAACAACGACCAATTTACAACCCATTGAACCTAGAGCTTCGACGGCGCCAAGCACTCTCATCGCTTTAACGTCTCCAATTTGGTCGTAACAGTAAATTCTGTCAGTCGCATACTCACAAAAATCTCTCACTACTTGTTGTGTAACCGTTTTCTCACTCACTCCCGCTTTCATAGCGGCCATCATTTTCGTTAAGTAATTCACTCTCATTTCAAATGATGCAAAACCTACTTTGTGTCTTTGTGATGTGTGAAGGAGTTGCAAAACAGAAAGCGTCGTTTTCTTCTGGCCGCTGCTACCCGCTAAGATGCTGATATATTTAAGCGGTAGAGCAATATCTTGATTTGTCTTTCCCCAAGGCAGCGGGATGCCGTCTAATTGGAATCCGTTTTCCATTTCCTCTATCGCGGAGTTGGCATACATTCCGAGGTGCTTGATGTAGTCGGTCTGCGCTGTCGCCATCGACTTCTGCAAATCTCGGTCGTTAAAGTTTGTTAGGTTTATTCTCTCTATGTCACTCATAAGTAATTTTCTGTTTTTGTTTCCGCGAAAGTGGATGCCTTATTTCTCTTTTCCCAAGTCCTGACACAGCCTCGCCAGTCTTTTATTTTGTTCTTGCCCCGATACCATCCGTTAGCGGTGTAATGGTCTACAAATAATTCGGCGTTGATGTTATTTGAGCGTTCGTCACAATATTCTTTAACCTGGTCAACGGTCGGAGGAACAAACTTCGTTTTTCCCCCTATATTATTGTTTACTTGTTTAGATGTGGCCCTTTGCTGGCCCTTTGATGGCCTTTGGCTGGCCTTATCTTGGTAGCTTTCGTAGTTAACTATTGAAATTAAAGTATATTTATTAGTTTTTTGCTGGCCTATCATGTCGTCTTTTTCTAACAAATTTAAATACCTTCTAATTCGCTTTTCGGAAATGCCTAATTTAATTGAATATTTTATTCTTCCGAAAACTAACTGCCCTCTTTTGACAGTTAATAAACTGCCGTTAAACATCGTTTTTTTTTCTTCCCAATTAGCCTCTAATAACAACGCCATCCAAAACTTCAACGCTTCCGGTTCTTCCCAAATCCAGTGTTTCATCATCTGCCGATGAACCGTAATAAATCCTTCGCTCATAGTTTGTTTTTATCTTGAAACTTAACGACGACTTCGCTCTCTCCCCTTGGGAGTTGTTTTATGGTGCCGCCGTTTTGAATGAACTGCTCGGTGTCGTGCTTTATCTTTTCCCTTAGTTTCTCTTTGGACATAAGCCCTAAGCCTTTCCTCTGCGGCGAGTTTAGACTTATGTTCTTCCTCGTCTTGTTCCATTCCATAATTGTTTCTTTCGTTGTAGAAATAGACGATAAGCGTGTCTTCTTCGAATCGTTCGCGCTCGGCTTTAGATGGTCGATATTCGGGTGTTTTAGATGTATCGCCATAATCTTTAAATAACCTTTGTGGTTCTACGCCCAGGGCGTGACAAATATCTTTAAAACGACAGCCTTGGAAGCAGTTAAGAAGCACCCCTTTATCTCCTTCTCTAATACTAAGGCTTTCAGCTTTATCATCGTGAGCCGGACATCTAGCCAGATAACCTCGTTCGTTCTTTCGCGGTGCCTTTCCCGTAATTGACTCGACGAGCAAACAAATATCATTCGCTGTCAGACGCGACACTTGCGATATCCCAAGGGAGCTGACCAATACCCATCGTTTTTTCGACATGGAGCGCGTACAGTGGGCCTTTTACGTGCTTAGGTTTAGGCACTCCGTCTAATTTTTCGACAGAGAAACGGCGCTCACCAGTGCTAGTCGTTCTTAATGCTTCGGACACAGTTCCCTGAGAGACAGAAAACATATCTCCAAGTTCTTTTTGTGTGAGTTTTTTTCGGACTTTAAAACTAAATAGTGCTTCTCGCATGGCATCCTGTGAAATTAATCTATATTAATTTCGCTAATATGCCACGAAGTATTTTAGATATCAATGCTCATCGAGAGGATCGACCCGATAAAGTATGCGGTCGTAATATTGGAGTTGTTCTTTTGTTTCTGATTCACGCTGATCTAACACTTTGCGTTGGCTCTCAACCTGTTTTAAGGTATTTGCTAAAGTGTTTCTATGTTTTCTTGTGTTGTCTAGCATATAGTGTGTGTCGGGTAAATCGCTTAAATAACTAACGGTTGTTTTTAAAGCGGTGGCAATAGCTATAGCCTCGTTAAGCCTAATATGTTTTTGAGTCCCGTTCATAATTCGGGAAACCACTTCTGAGTCAAGCTGCGCTCTTTCAGATAATTCATTCCATGTAATCTTTTTTCCTGTTTGTAACTCAATTCGTGCTTTTACGTCATTTGCGCGTATTCTAAAATTCATCTCGTAAGTTTTTTCCTTTGTGTTTTGCTTCTCCTTTGCTGCAAGTACCATATTAACGCTCCCCTTCCTTATATTAATATTATTAATATCGCGGATTTGCAACCCTACCACACTACTTGAAAATTTACAGATATATTTACACTTATTTGACACTTTCTTTAGTTTGTGTCCAAAAAAATGGAATTTTTACCTTCTACGGCCGTCAATCTTTTGACATATTACAAACAGAGGAGAGAAGGTGTTTAGTTGAATTTGCTTTTTAATTATTAGATGCGCTAATATAAGTTACGGAATCTAATATTTGGAATCAAATGCCTAAACTTACGGAAGAACAGATACGCGAGAAAGTTAAGCTACACGCGATATATGTTAATAAGGTCGAAACGCAGAAAGCGCGGGGAGAGAAACCCATCGACCAAGAACAGATACGCATAGTTTTAGGGCTGAAAACGCAAAGCCGGGTGTCTCAAATAATGAGTTCCCGACCGAATTCTAGCCCACTTACACCGGAAAATGCTCTGGTGTTCGCACGACTGCTCGACTGCCAGGTTCAGGATTTTGCGCCAAGAATAAACGCATTGCTAAGTGGTACACCCGTTCATCAAATTTCGATCATAGAGGGATCGGACGCGGAGATAGCAAAGGCGGCAAGGCAAATGGCAGCAGGTAAAAAGATTACAACTAAGAACGGGCGAAGCATAAGCTACCCTGGGAATTGTTCAACAGAAGTACGCGCCTTTATTGTAGACAGCGAGGCCATGCAACCCGAATTAACGGAAGGATGTTTCGCTTACGTTGACCCTACAATAGAATCAAGCTCTGGTAATGCCGTTTGTTTAGTTCAAGATGATAAACTGGTGTTCGCTAAATATATTGGTAATTCAACGTATGAATTTACTAACAAGAAATTTAAAGACAGAGTATTCAAACTTAAAGGAAAAGATATTGAGGTCGGCGTAGTTATAGGCACGTTTGTCCCAATGGTAGACCAATAAAAAAAATTTATCTGAATGTATTAGTAAAATTAAGGTGTATTAATGCTAGAGACAAAAGAATTAGATTTAGCCTCGTTAAGCAAAGAAGAAAAGTTAAGCCTTGGTATCGTGCCGATTCATGGAAAAGACTATCACTCGGTTGCTCGTCGCGTTGGCTTGTTCAGAGAGAGGGAGCAATATGATGGCTGGTCTATTAAAACAAAAATCGTCGATCAAATGACTGACGAAAATATTATAACCATGAAAGCCATTGTTAAAGATGAACAAG